AATGAATACTACATACAATAATACTTTGTTATGTAACAAATCATTTGTTCTAGTAAAATTACTAAACATTTTTGACAATGGTTTTCTCATTTTTCCTACAACTGAATTAATTTTATTTTTCAAATTCATTATATAATTAATTATTATATTATTTTACTAATATAAAAATTATGAATCTCCTAAATCATTTTCATTAGAACCATTCTCATTGTCTAATTCATATGTGGATGGTATATCTCCGGAATAAATATCCAATACTTCTTTTACTACTTCTTCACGTTGAATATCGTTTCTTGAAAATTCAAAACTGGATATACTGGACGAACGTTTTCCTTTGAATTTATTCAAAAAGTCGTCTAAACCATTAAATTCATGATTACGGTCAAATTGTTCTAAATCTCCTGTAATAACTAAACGACTGTTCTCTCCTAATCTGGTTAATAACATTTTCATTTGGGAAATAGTAGAGTTTTGCATTTCGTCCGCAACTATCCATGAATTTTTAAATGTACGTCCTCTCATATATCCAAGTGGGGCAATCTCGATTATTTTTTCTTCCATCAAATATTGTACTTCTTTTGGACTAATAAAATTATACAATACATCGTAAATAGGTCTGACCCAAGGTGCCATTTTTTCTTCTAATGTTCCCGGTAAAAATCCTAATTCTTCATCTACGGAAACAGATGGACGCGTAAAAATGAGTTTTTCATATACACCTAATAAAAAATAGCGAATACCATGTTCGGTTGCAAGTAGAGTTTTACCAGTTCCAGCGGGACCAGTTACTACGACGATTTTCTTTTCTTTGTTCTTTAATTTGGAAACAAATTGTTCTTGGTGTTTGTTTTTTGGTTTTGTGAATTTCGATTCAAAATGTGTTTTTTCTTGTTTTGACATGTAATTCATGCTCTCATATATTTTCTTTTGATTAGAATATTGCTTATCTTTCTCATATTCAGAATAATATTCATTCATTAATTCTTTTTCGTTTTGCTTTTTAGCCTTGCGACCGCGTTTCTTTTCGTCTTTTTTACATTCTCCTAGAAGTTCCTTAGAATTCTCTAAATTAGGAATATCCATTTTATAATACCACTCTATTTTTATTTTTTGCCAATATCGCATTTGTTTAATTATTTTTTATTAAACAAAATAACACCGATTATGCTAACAAAACATTGTAGCAATTTTATTTTAAAATTGTTTTGTAATATATTGCAAAAATGCAGTCATTTTTGTAATTACAATTTGTAATTAGTAACTCACAAATACATTTATAAAACGGTATAAAAATCTAACAAGTATATTATTTAGGAAAAATGTCCGAAATATCAGTACCCATTACAACAATCGTTGAACCATTATTGAAACCAGACGAGAATCGCTATGTAATGTTTCCAATCCAAGATAATGATATATGGAATATGTATAAACGCCAAGTTGATTGTTTTTGGAGACCAGAAGAGTGTGACTTATCAAAAGACCTTGGTGATTGGGAAAAACTGAATGCGGATGAAAAACATTTTATTTCCATGGTGCTTGCATTTTTTGCGGCATCGGATGGACTTGTTTCTGAAAACTTGGCATCTCGTTTTATGAGCGATGTTCAATTATCCGAAGCTCGTGCATTTTACGGATTCCAAATTGCAATCGAAAATGTGCACTCGGAGCAATATTCCTTACTCATTGACACGTATATAAAAGATTCCGCAGAGAAAAAAAAATTATTTGAAGCAACCACTAATTTTCCATGTATAGCAAAAAAAGCCGATTGGGCAAAAAAATGGATAAATGATAATCGTAGTTCATTTGCATCACGTTTGGTCGCATTTGCTGCAATTGAGGGTATTTTCTTTTCATCCAGTTTTGCATGTATTTATTGGATTAAAAAGCGCGGACTTATGCCCGGTCTTACATTTACAAACGAATTAATATCCAGAGATGAAGCATTACACACCGAATTTGCTGTTTTATTATATAGTAAACTAATAAAGAAATTAAATAAAAAACGTATTTATGAAATTATCCAAGAAGCTGTTGAAATTGAAAAAGAGTTCATTACAGAGGCAATTCCATGTAGAATGATTGGAATGAATCATAAATTAATGACCCAATATATCGAATTTGTAGCTGACCGACTTATTCTTCAATTGGGATATGATAAGGTATATAATGTAACAAATCCATTTGATTTTATGGAACTTATCAGTATTGAATCCAAAGTGAATTTCTTCGAAAGAACTAATTCAGAGTATGCTTTGGCTAACAAAACGTGCGATTCCAATGTCTTTGAATTTAGTGCCGATTTTTAAACCTTTTCTTATGTAAAACGCTCCCTTTTAATATGCTAAAAATAAGAAAAAATTGAAAAGTTATTTCATACAATTTTGTTATCTTAAACAAAAATAATATAACAAATGAATTTACTTTTATTGCCGAAACAATTACAAGATTTGATAAGTGAGTTTAATGTAGAACATAGACCATTAATGCGAGTAGTAATGAATGAATTATTAATTAAATATGAAGAGCGCATAGAGAACGATAAATATTGTGTTAATTGCGGTAATGATGCAGAAGAACAATATTCAAACTATATATATTGGCATAAATATACATTTTGCGGAGGATGGTGTAGCGATGATACAGAGTACCACATACGTAAAACCTTACGAAGACGAAGATAAAAAATAATGGGCATTTTAAATGAGAAAAGGTGTAAAACATATGATTATAAAAAATTGATATTTATTTTATTATTAATAGTTTTAATAAATAAAACCATAAATCATGTTCAGCTTAATAAATATAATCACTTTTGTTATTTCCATTTACGTAATATATAATATTGTTGAAATATGTAAACAAGAATATTACAAGTTTGAGTCATATAATAACATGAATGATGATAAAAATGATTTTATCACCATTATGAAAAAATTATCTATAATATTGGCAACCGGTTGTTTATTTTTAGTTATGAATATTATTTTCGATACTCCAAAGGTAAAAGATAGTAAAGTTATTCCAATCTTCACATATGAAGATGATGAACCATATAAAGAAGTAGAATATTCATCAGTATAAAAAACTATGGAGATGGTGGTTTTATTTTGTATATGTCCAATGTTCGTGCACTTGCATCTGTTGCATCCACATATTTAGGCATCCAAAAATAAGGCACTATTTTTCCATGTCCAGGATAAATATCTTCAAAAATTTTCCTATAATATACTTGCTCATCTGTTACAGGTTGATTTACTGTATATTTGTTTATATTGATATTTTTTATTTTATCTACTGCATACTCCTGCAATATTTGATACAATGAACGTGATTGATGACTAACTCCATCACTAAATGCTTCTTTTCTTCTCCATAATATTTCACTAGGTAATAATGGTTTTCCTGCACTATTTGAAAAATATAAATAATCAAATGACTGTCTTATTAAAAATTTTTCACAGGTCTTGTTTGTATTAAATCTAATATGTGCTGGTATGGATAAATAATATTGCACCCAACTTCTGTCCAAAAATGGGGTTCTAGGTTCTAATCCATGGGATGAAATGCATTTATCTGAACGTAATACATCAAATGCATGTATATCTTTCAATAATCTGCGGCATTCTCGGTCAAATTCAAGTACATCTGGTGCTAAACCCATATATAAATATCCACCACACAGTTCATCTGAACCATCACCATTAAAAATAACCTTTGCATTACTATGCATGGATATGTATTTTCCTAATAAATAATTGCCAATACTCGCACGTACGCTCGTTGTATCATAGGATTCTATTGCACCGATTACTTCTGGGATTGCATTTGTGAAATCGGATTCTGTTAATAAAATCTCGGTATGATTACTTCCAATATATTCCGCCACTATTTTCGCACAACGTAAATCTTCGGAACCTTTTAACCCAATACTATATGTTTCAATTGGAGGTAACCTATTTTTTTTATGATATTCGCTAACTAATGCTGCAATTAAACTACTATCTAATCCTCCGGATAACAAACATGCAATTGGGCGTTCGGTTGTAATACAGCGTTTTTCTACTGCGTTTATCAAATATTTTTGTACATTTGCTATAATTTTATTTACTTCATTTGAAATACTTTTGTTTGTTTGATAACAGAAACTTGTAGTATGATATCTAACATTTTTATTTTCTAGTTTCCAAAATGCGGATACTGTCATTGGTAATATATATGTAGAGTACGTTCCTGGTGTAAAATGTTCTATTTTATAACTTTTCAATGAAGTATTTACAAATTCGGATAGCACCTTTAATTCTGATGCAAAACCGATACAATGTTCTTTTTCAGGAGATTCATCTACATTATGCATTATATATAATGGACGCACTCCATATGGGTCTCTTGCTATATACACGCGTGCTTCATTTTTATATATACGTTGGTCTAATAATATAAATGAAAATACTCCATCTAATAATTGGAGTGTATGTTCTATACCATATTTTTTATACAAATGAATAATGACTTCACAATCCGATTGAGTTTTTGGTTGAATATCCATCAATGAATACAATTCTTTATAGTTATAAATTTCACCATTGCATATCAATATAATATCATCATTGACCAATGGTTGATTTGATTCGGTATTTAAACCATTAATTGCTAAACGATGAAACCCGTACATTATTTTAATTCCTATTTTAGACAAAGTTGAAAATTCTGGTCCTCTTTTTTCTCCCTTTTTGAATTCGGTTTCGATAAAATTAGATGTATATTCATTCTCATAATTTAGCAAAGAAAATATACCGCACATTTTGTAACAATAGTAAGAATAATAGAATAATAATATGTTAACTTTATGTTTATTTAATTTATTGTAAATCAAATAAAAATATGGATATGTAATATACATGGATTTTGACAACTATGATTCCTCTTCGAATGAAAAACATCTTGGTATAAAAGCTGCTGCATACAAAAGAGCATTTAAAGAATATAATCCTACAAATAAAGATAAAAAAGAAGACATCATTGAAGCAAAACCTACATTAACACATAGTATAAATAATGCACATTACTTAGCAGTTGTTAATAATAAATATAAAAATGAAGACGATGATAGTGATGATGAAATAGAATTATCTAAAAGTAATTTAAAAAATCCAGTTCAAAAAAATGATTATATTACTCAATTCTATATTGTATCATTATCAGCGGTTGGTTTATACGTATTGTTTCGATATTTACGTATAAAAAATTAATTTACCAATATTTTCCATATTTTTTAACAGATTTTACATTTCTTTTTGATTTTCGCATACTTTTCATTTTTTTCTGCATTTTTTTAGTACGTTTTACCGATTTTGGTGATTTTTTGCTCATAGAATAATAACCGCCTTTCGACATTATATAATATTATATAACATAATATTACATAGCTAAATATATTTGGGTTTAGTTACAATTTTGTAAATACTATTTGTACTTTGTAATTATAGTTTGTAACGTTTGTAAATTTCAAGTGCAACTAATCCACCGAAAATTTGGGATAAACAATATGGAATGACTTCTACACTTGGTAATTTACCTGCTGCTGCCATTGCAATGGTTACAGCTGGATTAATATATCCACCAGAAATATTAGCAGTTAGTAAAATGGTTAGCGCTAATGCAGCACCAATTGCTAATGCATTTCCGGTAGCTAAAATTACATAAATAAAAAAGAGGGCTCCTAAAAATTCGACTAAATAACTGTACATTATGTATTTATATATTCTATAAATATTTAATTTAGATTATTATCCAGAAATAAATTGATAGTTTCCATTTGAAACCGAGAATCGTAAATCTATTGCCGCATTTGGATCGCCCACCTCATTTAACTGAGCATCAAGTATTGCGTCACCTACATATCGTTGTATTCCTTTACCTGTACCAATACCTGGAATACCTAACAATATATACGCTCCGCGATAATTAATAATACCAGATGGTTTTGAACCGAATGTACTTGAACCGCCACATTGCTGTATTGCTGTAATTAAATTACTAGGCAAAGGAGTTGTTCCACTTCCAGCTGTTTTAGGTTCATCATATGTAGCAATAACTACAATAACGGATGATGTAAGTGAATTTAAGTAATTTGCTAATGCAGTTGCACCGGTTCCTCCAAAAACATCATAGATACGTGTAGTTGTATCTCCTGTCGCACGGTTTATTGTGAGAACATTGTAACTTCTGCTAAAATTGGATAATGCTACATTTGCAATTGGGGCTCCTGTTAAATTAGTAGGAGTATAAGAATAAAATCCTGGTGAAATTCCATTTGCTGAAAATCCTGAAATATTTACTACTCCCCCCGACAATGCGGCCAATCCAGCAGAAACAATACGGTAATAATTAATAGTATTAACATTAATAGTATATCGGTTAGTTACTTTTGCAGGAACGGATGCCCCTCCACTACGCATTCTAATCAACGCTTGTCTTTGTACATTTCTATCCGTTACAGTAGTGAATGAAATTGGTGCAGCGCCACTATTCAATGAACCATTTGCAATTTGGTCTGTTTTTCTATTTGCAACTACTTGTGATGCATCTTTGTTTCCGAACCATTTCTTTTTATTCTTTTGAGCATTTGTTATAGTAGAAGGTTGAAATGTTTCCATATAAACTTGACGATTTAATGCAAATGTAGTGGTTCCATCACTAGTACTATCTTTTTGTGGCATTGCTTTAATACTTGTTAATGTTCCATTATTACCAATGGTTTTATTATATCGTAATCCAGGCATTGAGAACATTTTATTATATATTCATTATACATTATATTTTGAAAATGCTTTTTTCTAAAAAAGGATTTTCACTTATCTATCTTCTTCTTACAGCCATAATAGCACTGTATGCTGAATTATTATAACCTCCGTTTGATACATCGTTATAGTTACGATTTACTGCACGTAATTTTTTAAACTTTGTATAATCAGATGAATCAGGTACGAATTTTACATTTGCGGATGTTACTGGAATTCCAGTTGCATCACATGTTTGAACTGGTTTTCGTAATCCACGTTTAGTGATTACGGTTGAGGTATTCACTTCGGCAGGTCCTCCACATGCAACATTATTTCTTGATAGAAAATCTCCTAAACCGTTAACGGCACGGAATGGACCGATTGCGCGTCCTCTTCCATTAACAGTTCCAGTTGCATATTGTGTATTCCATCCATCACGTACTATGCGACGCATCATAACTTGCTCACTTCCCTTGTAATTATTAATGGTTTGAACTGGTGATATTCCTTGATATCCTCCTCCTAAACTTGTATTATTTGACATATTGTTTTGTATAATATATAATAGAAATATATTTTCGGTTCATTATATATATTATTTAACTTTTTATGAGTTCTAAATCAGATACTAGTGAAAGTGATATTGAATCTGATTCCAGTATTACCGACGAGAGTCCGGTATATTTAGAAAATTTGGAACATATTCATGATATTGAAACTTTAGAAAAGTTAACGTCTCAAAATGTGAATGTTATTTTTGATTCAGAATGTGTTAGAAAACGCGCCAATTGGAGTAAATCATCTTCTGAATATAAATTTGATACCACATCTTTCAATCCTGCAAAATTATTAGAATCCATTCCTACACATTCTCCTAAATTAAATGCCCTTCTTTCTAAAATAGAAAGTCTGGACGAAAGTGATATGAAAAAACATGGAAAATTATTCAAACACTTTATTTTTTCTGACATAAAATCCGGTAGTTTTGGTGCTAAATTAATTGCAGGAGCACTTATTGCAAAAGGGTTTAAACTTGGATACAATGCTTCTGTAAAAAATGCAGGAGTTGCTGTCGAAGAACCCACTGTACAAGAGCCCGCTGTACAAGAACCCGCTGTACAAGAACCCACTGTACAAGAACCATCCAATGTTGGTGGTGCTAAACCTAAACAATATGGAAAAATCGAATTATTATCCGACGAAGAATTATCTAAAACCCCTGGAAAAAACTTTTATTTACTAGCATCCGTCGGGGTATATGACCAACCAATTAGTGTAAAACAAAAAAAGGCTATATTACAAAAAATGAATCAACGTCCCGAAAATGTTCATGGAGAACTTGCTCGAATTATTGTCATGGACAGTGGATTCAAAGAAGGAATTGATTTATTTGATATTAAATATATCCATATATTTGAACCCCAAGTTACTTCTGCTGACCAAAAACAAGTCATCGGGCGCGGAACACGCACTTGTGGCCAAAAAGGATTGGAATTCCATCCAACCAATGGATGGCCATTACATGTATTTATTTATGATGTGGATATGCCGGGTCCAATACGCAAATATATGGCAAATTCTTCCACCGCATTTGATTTATATTTGAAAGCCTTGAATATTGATGTTCGTCTTATTGAATTTACTCATGATTTAGAAAGAGCTACAATATTTGGTTCTGTTGATTATGAGCTAAATAAAAATATACATAATTTTAAAATTCAAATGGGAGAAGAGGAATCCGTAGTTTCAATGGCATTACTACCATCAACTGTTAGTTCATTGGGTAGCGAAAGTCCTATTATACCAGAACCCAATGTTACTCCATCATCTACTATTAGTGAGAGTGAATCCCAAAGTACTTTGGGCGGTGGACCGAAATTGATTGTTCGCCGCGATTTACCTATATTGAATTTACCTTCTCAATATGATGAGTTGGTATTTGACAATAAACGTATGACACATTCACAATTACGAAAACATATTCGTGATAATTTTGGACAATATTCATGGGATGACGTGAAAATGGAGAACTTATGTAAAGGTGGTGCGTCACATGCACTACGTTTTACTCCCACACAAGATTTTGTTCGCCATTATTTTACACCCGAAAATCCAATCAAAGGTATGCTGTTATGGCAAAGTGTGGGTACAGGAAAAACGTGCAGCGCAATTGCAGCGGCAACAACAACTTTTGTTCCAAAAGGTTATACTATACTGTGGGTCACTCGAACAACCTTGAAAAATGATATATGGAAAAATATGTTTGACCAAGTATGCAATGAACAAATTCGCGAAGAAATAAAAAAAGGATTAACACTTCCCGATGAACATGCTAAACGTATGCGTATGTTATCCAAAGAATGGAGTATTCGTCCAATGTCATATAAACAGTTTAGTAATATGGTTTCAAAACAAAACAATTTTTATAAAAGCATTGTCAAAAAAAATGGCGAAGCTGACCCTCTACGTAAAACTCTACTTATTATTGACGAAGCTCATAAATTATATGGCGGAGGTGATTTATCCACATTAGAACGTCCTGATATGAATGTGCTAAAACAATCCATTCAACAATCTTTCCAACTTTCTGGTAAAGACTCGGTGAAACTTTTGTTGATGACCGCTACGCCAATTACCGAGAACCCAATGGAGCTCATTAAACTGATTAATTTATGCAAACCTACCAGAGAACAAATGCCGGAATTGTTCTCCGATTTTTCAAACATCTATTTAGATGAACATGGACGATTTACACCAAATGGTGAAACTAAATATTTGAATGATATTGCTGGATATGTTAGTTATTTAAATCGAGAAAAAGATGCTCGTCAATTTGCACAACCAATTGTTCGTTTTGTTACAGCACCTATAATTGATAATATGGATATGCTTGATAAATTTGATAAAAACTATGTTCGCCATCATTTAGACAGTAATGTTGTAGAATTGAAAGACCGCGTCAAAGAGAACTTGAAGAAATTGGAAGGGGATTTGAGTGATTTGGATATGACTAAATTCAATGCACTCAATGCAGCATGTCAACAATATGAAGGAAAAGTAAAAGCTTCATGTGAAAAGGTTGTTAATAAAAATATTAAACTACTTTTAGTAGAAGCAAAATCAGAAGTCAAAAATATTCGCGATACAATCAAAGGTATTCGTGAAGAAATAAAAAACAAAAATTTGTATAAAAATGAAACATTAAAAGGTATTCGCGAGAACCTTGAAAATAATCCAGAAGAATATGCTAAATTTAAAGAATCAATGTATTATAATTTGAAAACTAAATGTGGTAAAACTATTAGAACCAGCGATGATTTGAAAGAAGCTATTAAAATTCATCCTATAATAGTTGAATTGAATGAACAAATAAAAGAATATGATAATAGAATTGCCGAAATGCATGAACAATTGAAAACAAATTTAGGTGTTTATAAAAAACATATTTTACAAATTAGAGAACTTATGAAAACAGACGTTTCACCACTTGAAAAGAATGTTCTCCGTATGGTTCTTCGGGATGAACGTAAGAAAATGAATAGAATGACTAGACATGCCGAAAAAGAAAACACTGAAAATGTCAATGTCATTAATAAGACACGTAAAGTTGCTGAAAAACATCTAAAAAAGAAAACGGGCCAATTAAGAAAAACATTGAAAGAACGCCTAAATGAAGAAAAACAATACGAAAGAGAAAATAAAAAAGCGGAAAAACAAGTTAGAAAAACATTGCGAAAACAGGGTATAATTCAAAATATTGAGAATGAAATGTTGAAAGAACTATTTAATAAATATTCAGCAATTATAAATGAAGAATTAAAGCGTTTAAAAGAATCTATGGAAGAAGATGAACGTGAAGCCCAAATTAAATTACAGCAAAAGGAGGATAAAAAACGATTAAAAGAAGAAGAAAAGAAAATGAAAGTGGCTACCAAAGAACAAGAACGAATGGCTAAAAAAATGGAAAAAGAACGAGAAAAAGCTGCTAAAAAGGCAGAGCGTGAAAAATTAAGAGAAACCAAACGCGCCGAAAAAATGGCGAAAAAGAACAAAACTGTGAAAAAAACTAAAATGTAATTTTACCAATACGCGATATTGGGTGTCCATAATATCAAACACACAGTTTGATATTATTATTAATATTTCATATATTTATTTTTCATTGTAATATCAACATAATCTACATTTATCAATTGCGATTTTATGATATCTTCTATTGTACCTACATTTTCGCCATTTATTTTCAATGTAGCTGGTTTTGCCACGGTATTGCCGTCGATTCTTTTTATGTCTATTTTTCTTACGTTTTCATTTAATAATCGTATATTATGCAATAAATAATTTTTACTTAATCCTTCACCATTAGGAATATCGGATTTAACGCCAATAAATCCTTCTTGTTGAGCATATAAACTCAATAAAATTACCAGTACTAGTATAATTGCTAAAATAAAATATTTCATATATGTTATGTGTATTTTTGTAATATATAATATAAAAATATATTTTTATATGATATGCAATCTAACGAAAGTATCGATAAACTAACATTGGAATTATTAACCAATAAGAATCAGTATAAAAAATATTTGTCTCAAACAAATCCGGAAAAATATAAACAACAACAAGAACATTTAGACAAAATTGCTAAATATAGGAGTAAAATTCATTCCATGTTCTCAAATTTAATGGAAAATCCAGAAAAACAAATTACAAATCAATTAAATGAAAGTTTTGACCATTTTGTGAAAAGTTGTATTAATCATTTTGAAATGAAAGAATTAGAGTATCAACCTTCCTATGAAAAAGAAGTTGAAGAAGATGATGATGTAATGTTTGGTAATTGTGAAAGTATTTCAGAAAATGAACCTTTAATGGATACATCATATGCATCAGGTTCTCTATGGGGTAAGAAAATAAAGAAGAAAAATAATGATTCGGATGATATACCTGTTGCCGGAGTACCGTCTTGTACATCTGTTGCCGGAGCTTATACGCCAGTAGCAGGTGTTTATACAATAGACATGTTTATGAAACAAAAACAAAGTAAAAAATAAAATATCCATTTATTTTAAGTAGTAACTGAGAACCTTATGAATTTTTTTCCATCAAATCCATTAAATTTATTAAATTCAAAAACTAAAAAGGCTTTATATGCTAAAAATCGAAAAACACTGAAAAAAATGAATTGCAGTCCTGCGGTTAAAGGAAAAACTGTTAATAAAAATACATGTTTTACAAAAGATGTTATATTGAAAATACGAGATGCATATAATCAAGGACACCAAGAAGCTCAAAAAATTACATCAAATAATCCGAAAGAAATATGGAATATATTACGAGAACGTTTAGTGAAATGTGAAAAAGAAGACTGTTGGTTGTCTGAAATCACCGACGCAAACTTACGTAAAGAAATTGATGATTATATTTTTGCACCGGACCAACCACCAGAATGGAAAACGAATAAAAATGAATGGCTATCGAATATTGATATTTCCAATGTAATGAAACAATATGAATATACTCATAAAAATTTCAAATTTATTGGACCAACCCCCATTGATTTTGCAACACGTCTTCCTGAACATGGAGGAAAATGCGTATGGGAAGAATTATGTAATTTTTCTTTACAAAATTGGTTAAAACAACGAAAAACAAAAATCGGAATTACATTTAATTTAGACGATCATAATGGTCCAGGTTCTCATTGGGTTTCTATGTTTATTGATTTAAAAGACCATTTTGTATTTTATTATGATAGTGCAGGAAATGATATACCAAAAGAAATTGATGATTTGAAAAATGAAATTATTCGTCAAGCTCGGGAATTAAAACCTAGATTAAAAATGAAATTTTATAAAAACTATCCAGTGGAACATCAGCAAGGCAATACAGAGTGTGGTATGTATTCTCTATTTTTCATTATTACAATGCTTACGGCAAAAGTAGATGATAAACATAAAATACCTTTAGCCAAAAAAATAAAAATGTTCAAAGGTGGAAAAATTCCCGATTCCTACGTGGAAAAATATCGAAATGTCTATTTTAATTATGAATAATTATTTTGTCATAATATATTAGTATGACAACATATAAAAATATAAAAAGAAACAATAATAAAACTCGGAAAATAAGCGGAGGAGCATTAACAGAAGATGAACTCAAAAATGCAGCAATGAATAAAATAAAAGGAGAAACATATAAAAATATTTCAAAAAAAGCAGGAAAACAAACATCGATTTCTATTGATTTGTATAAACACCTTTTGAATGATAATGAACATTTCAAAATTATGAATCCATTCTATGATGTTGTCAATGTAAATAAATCAAAAGAATCAGTAGAAGGTAGTATTGCTGGTGTTGAAGAATTGTTTAAAATTTTTGAAAAAGAATTTAAATATATTACTGATATGGATAAAGAAAACGCTAAAAATGAACTTTTATCAAACCGTGAAAAAACAAAAGAAATTATTGTTGAATATGATGATAAAAGTGGAAATTATTCAATTAGTGGTGCGCCAGCATCAGGACCAACAGTACCAGGACCAGCAGTATCAGGACCAGTCGCACCAGGACCAGGACCAGGACCAGGACCAGGACCAGGACCAGCAGGACTAGAAGAAAGTATAAAAACTGTTGCTATAAATACAGTATTTGATTCCGTTATAGATACAATTGTATCCGTAGAAATAGATAATAGTTCATTAGTATCGGATGATGAATTAACTAATATTAAAGACAATATTAAAAATCAAACAAAAGAACTAAATACTATTAAATCCAATATTAAAAAAATGAATGATAATATCAAAGAAGCAACTAAAAAAATTGAGGAATTAACGATTAAAAATACCGAACTCCAAAATAAAACAAATACACTTACCGACAATAAACAAAAAGAAGTAATTGCAAAAAGTATAGGATTAAATAATACAGAAATTAACAAAAACGAAGAAATAGTAAAAAATGAAAAGGATAAACTTACTGATAATACACCGGTTCTTGATAATATAGAGAAGAAACTTATAGAATTAAATTCTCAAAAAGAGTATTATTTGAAATTGTTGAACCGCGCATATGAAATACTAATTAAAAAATTATCTGGTAGTGAATTAAAAAAAGGAAGAATATATGGAGTTAAATTTGATAAAGAAACTGATGAATACAAAATAAACCAAAATATAGAGAAGATTAAAGCAAAAATAAAAATACTTAAATAAAAATATATTTAGATGTTTCTAACTATATTTAGATAAAACTATGGCATATATTCATCCTGAAAATCAAAAATTATTATGGAACACTATTCAAAAAACACCTATTTTTAACAATTTAGGTTCTCAACAAACACAATGGTTTAAATCCGTCATTCAACATTTTTATGAAGAATATCCAAATGCAAAAATAATAAAAACAAAAGATGAACTACAAAGTATCAATCGGGCTACTATATCTTTCATGGTAAATAATTTGAAACAAATGTTTCAATCACCTGTTTCACAATTACCTGTATCAAAACCCCAAGATATATCTTTACCTACTAATACCGGAAGTAATGAACGTATGGCTTTTTACAACGACCAATTCAATAATCGTCAAAAAGAATATGAATCGATGAATGCTAAACCATTACCTCCTTCCAATGATATTGTATCGGAAAAAATATCAGATGAAGTTATTACCAATATGGATGAACTTATACGACAACAGATTGAACAACGCGAACTTGAATTAAAAATGTATGGTCAAGCACCATTGTCTCAAATGCCGAAAAAAATATCCATTAATGAAGATGTTCAAATCCCTATTAACGCAGTTATTCACGCGGAATTAAATAATGAAACAATAGAAGACAAACCAAAACGAAATGTTTCTTGGAAAGATGAGAACAATGAATTAACTGAACTTAAAAAAATAGTAGCTGAATTATCAGATACTGTTAATATTATGAAAAAAGAATTAGAACGGTTGACAAATCAAAACAACAATGTAGAAAACGACGACGTAGAAAATAACAATGTAGAAAATAATAGTTAATTAAAAAAGGCAAATTTTGCCCTCTTTGTTTTTGATTTTTTATAGAAACGAATTTACATATAGCGTTAAATGACTTCCTAATTTACAGGATAAACGACATAAAACAGTGTTTTTCTCTTTTTTGTGTAATTTTATATGTTTTTGTATTTTTTGAATTGTCTTCTCGACAATGTTTTGTAAATGTTCTAGTTTATCGGTATTTTTTTCAACAACTAGAATGTTATCTTGAAAAATGTCTATATATGGTTCTTTGATATCACGAAGTATTATATTTCCTCTTCTTTCTAAAACAATTATAAGATTAAGGAACGAATCTTCTCTTTTATTAGCTGACCTTACATATTCACGATGAATATTTTCAAATGCATCATATAATAGAGAATAAATATTATATATGGCGTCTATCCTTTTTTTGCGGTTATAATTCATACTATAAATATTACTTACGTCGTTATATATATCCGAAAAATATTTCAATCTTTCATAGTAATTATCTTTTTTTACCAACATTTTTCCATTACGTAGTTTCATTGTTGTTGCCATTGTTATTACTTTAATATTGCTTTTCTATTGTTATTATCAATCTTTTTTTTGGAAAAAAGTATTTCAATTTTTTGGTAATAAACCTTTGAAAATTTGAAACCGCAAAATTTGATAAATTTATGCAGTCAGTTGATTGTAGTCATATAAAAAATATAAAACCATATATAGTAACATTTTAAAAATATATTATGAACAAATTTAAAGCTATACTATTATATAGTATTATATACAACGTGAAATATGAGTTCTCAAACCATGCTGCAACAATTACGCGGTATCGTTGCACCAAAACTTATAAGTGACGAACTTGCTATATTTTTAGGCAAACCTCTTGGAACTGTAATGTCACGCGAAACTGTAAGTAGGGAAATCAGTTCATATATCAGGGTGAACGGTCTTACAACCAATGGGCACAAAATCAATCCCGATGAAAACCTTCGTAATCTTCTTAGATTAAACGAGAGTGAAGAACTAACTTACTACAACATTGCAAAATACATGAAGAAACACTATATCAATTAGGTTCACTCATGAATGTCAGTATAATAGGAAAACCCGGATACTTTATTGGGTTCAGTTAAGAGATGGATACTAAATATACAAAAATGAAAAAACAATTTAGAAGTATTATGGCAAATAGTATAAAGTATGTATATTTTTATACTATTTATTAGTTTATTATCTTGTGCAAGTGCATTAGATGTTCAAAGACCGTTACGTTATCCAATTACAGATTCGGATATTGTTCAAAAGATTAAACCATATTTACATGAAGAACAATATACAAATCTTGTTTCAAAAATAAAAACACACAAAATATCCGAATTGTATTTCACACCTAAAATGGATGTAGTTGTGTCACATAATACAGAACCCACGGATAAACCAATATTGGATTATTCAGTTACTACCGTTAATCCAGCAATTGTAAATTCGATTGTAGAACTTGCTGATAAAAATGAAGTAAACACCATATTTTTAAAAGAACCACCACAAAATGATTTTGTTGTTGGTGCTGTCAATTTATTCAATTTCGCACTAAATTCTATTTTTCCCATTTTGATATTAATATCCATATTTCGTATTTTTTCAATGAACCAACCACCAATGGGAGGTGGGTTTGGTCCAAATATGGGTAAAAAAAATCAAATCAATGTGGATAAACTTTCCATGCAACAGAACAATATTACTTTATCTAGTTTCGCTGGAAGTGAAGAAATTATGCGTGAATGTACCGAAGTTGTTTCTTATTTGAAAAATTCTACATTGTATGAAATGGCCGGGGCGAAGATACCCCGCGGTATTTTATTAGAAGGCCCTCCTGGTAGTGGAAAAACGTTACTTGCAAAAGCTATTGCAAGTGAAGCCGATGCAAATTTCATTGCAACTGCTGGAAGTGAATTTGTCGAGATTTTTGTTGGTATGGGTGCATCCAAAATTCGAAATTTATTTGAAACCGCTCGTAATAGTCGCCCTTGTATAATTTTCATAGATGAGATTGATGCTGTTGGTAGACAACGCGGGGCGGGTATTAATATGGCGAATGATGAACGTGAACAAACACTGAATCAACTTTTAGCAGAAATGGATGGATTCGCCGATAATGATGGTATAATGGTAATTGCGGCAACAAACCGTAAAGATGTTTTAGACGCCGCATTATTACGCCCTGGTCGGTTTGACCGCATTATAACCGTACCATATCCTGACCGCGAATCACGTAAATCCATTTTAGAAGTGCATGCGACTAATAAAAAATTAGACGAAAATATTAATTTAGATTATATTGCAGAATTAACTGCTGGGTTTTCCGGCGCGCAATTGAAAAATTTATTGAACGAAGCAGCCATATATGCAGTTCGAAATGGTTCCATCATGATAACCGAGGCCAATATAGTAGACGCATTGGAAAAATTAATTGTAGGTATTGTAAAAACCCGCGATGAACGTTCGCCAGATTCACTTAAACGTGTTGCTATACATGAAATTGGGCATGCTTTCTTAGCCGCTCATTTTAAAGAATATTTTGATTTGAAAAAAGTCACTATTCAAAGTACATATAATGGCGCAGGTGGATATACACTATTTAATGAATATTTGAATATAACTGAGAGTGGATTATATACAAAAGATTTATTATTAAAACGATTGATTGTAACAATGGGAGGAAAGGCCGCGGAAACGATTTTTTATGGAAATGACTATGTATCAGTTGGTGCAGTTCAGGATTTAAAACAGGCAAATAGTTTAGCAAAACGTATGATTGGCAATTATGGTATGGGAAAGAAATTGGAAGCTTTTTATAATGAAAATGTGGAAGACGATAGAAACCCTTTTTTAGGTAGAAGTTTAGCATTGGGTTCAAAGTATTCTGAAAAAACAAAAGACATGATGGACCGTGAGACATTGGAATTAGTAACATTTGCTCTAAGTGAGGCAAAAGATATTTTGATGAATCATAAAAAAATTGTTAGCGAATTAGTTGATTGTTTATTTAATAACACCACATTAACTGGCAGCGAAGTTTTTCAAAAAATGAATATGTAAAATATAATATTATTATATATTAAAATACATATATGAATGATGAATTAGATGATATAGTTAAAAAAAGTGATATATTTAAAATAAACCATATTTTAATTCTGTCTTCTTTTCTTTTTTTAATACCGATTTATGTTTTTATAAAAAAATTTGTGTTATGTAGAGAAAATGTAAATATAATAGAATATATATTAGTGGCTTTTATACTATTTAATATCTTTGCATCAATATTATTTTGGTATAATGGCAATAAACATTCGGGATTTCATATAGTAGATGGTATTTTTGCAAAAATATCATTAATAGTTTTTATAATATACGTGTTATTTTTTAAAAATATACCATATTACATGATTATTTTATTTCTAGTAGTATTAGCATTTGTAATTTATTTTATATGTTGTAGTAATTATTATTCAACAATGAAATGGTGCTCTGAACCCCATATTTTTCATCATGCAATGTTTCATGTATGTGCATCTATGGGTGCATTGTACGCTTTCATATAATATTTATACAAGTCATATAAATAAATAAATACATCTATACTAGTAATGTATTTATTTATTCTATTTTTTCTATTTTTAATAGCACTAACCAGATGTGCAAATTTGAATAAGCTTTCACAGCAACGTATTAAACATATTATTCAACATCCAGGAACAACTCCTGAAATGCGTGAACAAATAAATCATGTATTATTTGATAGTTATAGGGACTGGGCGACATCAAAGGCGATTCAATTCAAACGTTTCCATAAACACAAATGTTGTCATATAAAAAATGACGAAATGGCATCATATGCTTTATTTGGATTGTACCAAGGTATACAAAGATACAATGGTAATAATACATTTATTACATATGTTGATTTACATATAAAACATGAATTACAACAGGGTATGTCAAAGTTAATACCTATTAATGCTTTACCAAAAACATATCTTAAAAGAAAAAAGACAGTTGAAGAAAATAACAAACTATATAATATTCATTTGAAACCGATATATCTAGGATTTGACAATTATCTACTCGAAAATACTGTACATAATTCTATATATTCCCATAAAAACAAATGGATAGATAATGAAGATGACTTAATGTTTCAAACAAAAATTTGGGAAAAAGTACGCGAACTACCTCCATTCCAAATGAGAATAATGTATTATAAATATTCAACGGATTTTGAAATGTTACGAACCAATGGAGTAGTTGCAGATATCATGGATTGTTCCATTCAAACTATTCGTAGAAATTTAATTGATATAAAAAATAAACTACTACCAACTATTACCGCAAATTCTATTTTATAAAATACAATAGTAATCAGTGCAATATGGTGTATATAATTTAGGGAAAATTATACGCACATATTATATATGTCAACTTTGACAGATTCACAGAAAAAAGAAATAACAGATTATATAAATAAATATAGGGCATTGCATCAAGCACCACCACTTGCATGGGACGATACTATTACAAATGCTTCACAAGAATGGTCAAATAATTTACTTACAACAAACGTATTTCAACATAGTGGAAATAAATTATATGGTGAAAATTTGGCCTATTTCAGTGGATATGGAACCGACATTATGGTTTTATTAAAAAAATCGGTGGATGCTTGGTATAATGAAGTGAAATTGTATGATTTTAATAATCCTGGATTCTCGGCAAGCACTGGACATTTTACATGTTTGGTTTGGAAATCAAGTACATCTTATGGTATTGGTATTTCAGTAGATACAAAAACACGGGCATATATCGTAATGAACACCTCTCCGCCTGGTAATTATGTTGGACAATTCAAAGTAAATGTATTGCCTCCTTTAACACCTGCACCAACACCAGCCCCAGCTCCCGCACCAACGCCAGCCCCAGCTCCCGCCCCAGTCCCTGTACCCGATAATATAAAAAATAATAAAATATATATAATGAATACGTTATATAATATTATAACATCCGTACAACAAAATCAACCAAAATATGTAATTATAAATGCAATATACAATCTTATACTATTTATTAATGGACTATAATTTATTATCACTTATTGGTAATAACTCTTTTAATAAACCAATAACCCTATTGTATTCATAAATAATTTTATTTTTATTTTCACTATCCATTTTTTTAACTTTTTCTAACATTTCGGGTGTAAATTCTTTATAGTTTCGTATATAATCCAAATATATTGCTAAATCATTCCGTATTGAATTAAGTATATGATTTAATTCTTTTGTTTTGTAAATACTAATATCATTTACACTGACACTTCTTTTATGTTTATTATCATTCTCAACGTTCATAAGTCTATCGAGTAAAATATAAAAAGATATAATTGATTCCATATATTATATTTATTATCATTTTCAAAATTCATATTTTTCAAGTAAAATATAAAAAGATATAAATAATTCCATGTAGTATATTCATGGAATTATTAAAACACACATTGTATATTAATTTAGAAACGAGAACGGACCGACTCAATCATGTAAAAAAAGAATTAGAAAAAATGAAAATTAACGGAGAACGTATAAATGCAGTAAAAACCACTGATGGTGCGATTGGATGTACATTGAGTCATATTCGTTGTCTAGAATTGGCAAAAGAACGTCAATATCCGCACGTTTTTATCATAGAGGATGATATTACATTTTTACAACCCGAATTACTTTGCGAAAACCTGAAAAAATTCCAAGAAAATCCAGAATTACAGCAATGGGATGTTCTCATTATTGGAGGTAATAATTGTCCTCCATATATGAAAATAACGGATTATTGCATACGAGTGGCAAATAATCAAACTACCACTGGATATATTGTGAAATCTCATTATTATGATACTCTTATTCAAAATTTTAAAGAGAGTGCACAAAAGCTAATGCGAAATCCACATAATAAACGCGAATTTGCATTGGATATGTATTGGAAACGATTACAACAAAACGGATTATGGTATATGATAGTACCTCCTACTGTTACACAGTATCAAGATTATAGTGATATTGAAAAAAGAATAGTCAATTACGACCGTTTAATGTTGGACATTCAAAAAGATTGGCTGTTTCGACGATGACATGTCTAATGTAAGACATGTCCACCGCATGATTTTTAAACCCTTTCTTATTTAAAACGCCCATTATTTATATTCAAAATAAAATCCTTTGGTGTGTTTTCTTTCCTTACTTAAAACTTTTCCTATTAAACTTTCACGCAGATTTAATTCATTGGCACACTCTCGAATAGAGTTAAATTCTTTTATTAAATTTTTATTTATCTCGTTATCAAATTGTATAATTTTTCTTTTATTTGGATTTAAACCACTATCGTATGCATGTTGAATATTTTCTTGATTTGTTACCCATTCGAGATTTTCAACCCTATTATCTAATGTATCTCCATTTTTATGATTCACCTTATCTTTTTTAATATCATTGTTTTCAATAAATGTTTTGGCAACAAGTTTGTGTATTTTATTTTTTTTATACTCATAATACCCTTTTGAGTTACCATTCTTTTTTACAATAGTAAATGTATCCTTTATAGTGTATTCTTTAAATATACTTTTAGAATCTATTTTAATTCCACTTTGTTGTTTAACAGGTATTTTTAATCTTCCAAAATTTGATATAAAATGATAATATGAAATATCTTCTAAAACAATAGAAGGGATAATCTTTTCACTAATTTGTCTCCATTCTTCATTTTCAAGAGTGGAAATAACACTCTTATACCGCCATAAAAACCCATAATACTCGGTTTTGTTCAATATTGATTTTTTAATAATTTGACCCAAATTTCTAGTTAAATCTTTTAATTGGTTTTCATCTTTATTTTTAGTCAATACATTATTTTCATTAAAATTTTTAATAATCCAATCAGCGCATAAAGCATATGATAGATATGTTTCTATAATATTGCCTTCTTTATCAATTCTTTCAATAATATGAGAACCATATCCATTTTCATGGTTTTTAACAAAACCAATATTATTAGCTTGTTCTTTATATGTTGCCCATCGCAAATTTGATACATTATTGTTTGTTTTTTCGGTGCGATTAATATGGTCAATAGAAGGTTTATTTTCAGGGTTAGGAATAAATGCATCTGCAACCAATCTATGTCGATGTTTATTTATTATTTTTCCATCTTTTGTTAAACCATTACGAATATAACCATCTTGGTCAATTGTGTCTTTTAAAAATTTTTCTTTTTTATTTGGAAATAAGCTTTTCAATCTCCCATAATTACTTATATAATAATACTTGAATTCTTCTATTTCTCTCCATATTTCTTCCATTGTTTATAAATAATAAGTTTTTGAATTAATTATATTTAAATCAATTTTATATAATAATGGACAGTTTAAATGAGAAAAGGTGTAAGCCACGATAAACTCATTTTTTGTTTTCAAGCATCATAAACGATGATAGTACTGCCTTATTTTTTTCTTCATATTGCATTGTTCTCAAATTCGATTGATATTGGCGTTTCATCATTGCTTCCTGCATTTCACGTTCTTTTGCAGCCAGAACCTGTTCCGCTTTTTGTTTTTCCATTGGGTCCAATGAGTGGCGACTACGTTCTCTCACAAAATGGTCAACAGACGAATATGTTTGTACTTTTTCAAAATCACGTTCACTTACTGCAAAAACAGTTTGGTCTTTATGTACTTTCCGTAAATCGTCATATTTTAATTTACTAAATGGGTCACTTGTTACATATGAATTGTCGGATATATCATCATCATCATATACGTTTGTTCCAGAACCAGAAGAATATAGATTTTCAACTCCGCGATAATTAATAATTGCCTGATTTTTCTGTTTTACGTTCTCCAACACGTCTCTCATATTACTTGCATTTACATTTTGGTCAATATTATAAATAGGTTCATCTTTTGCAAACCATTCATTTTTAGAAGAATTTGGTTTTTTAGCCATATTTTCTTCAAATAATTGATTGAATTTACTTTGGAATTTTTCAGGATTCATTTCTTTAATCGCGGAAGTAACATTTTTAGTGTTTGTTTTGTTAAGTTCTCCATTTAAGGGTTTATACTCAACGTTCTCAACTGCCTTATTTTGTTTATTTTGATTTTCATAAAACTGGACAATGATGTCAAATGCTTTTTTATAAAATAAAAAATAATCAGGAGATAATTTGGATTTATCTGGATGCAACATGAGAACTTTCCGTTTAGCGCGTTTTAAATCATCAATAGTAATTTGATATTTTAAATCAAAGAGTCCCAATATTTCATCCAATGAATACATATGAATATTTAAATTATGGTTTGATTGCATCGTTTTATAGTATTTTAGGAAAAGTATTTAGGAATTTTTCGGCTAAATATTTTCCCAAATAAAGATAATATTTGTTAAGTATATACCATGGAAAACGGGTTAACTATGTTGTTGCATTCAGTTGTTATCGGTGTTATTTTATACATCTTAATGGTCTTTATTTTAGGACAAAATACTATTGTAGCTCAAAATAGAAGTATTTTGATTGCTGCTGTTGTATTGATTTACATGATTTTATTTGGTCATGGATTACCAAAATCTATTAATAAAAATATCTAAATGATTTAATTACATCTGTATGATGTAATTAAATGAAAACTACATAAAAAAATATTTTTAAATATGTATAATGCCAAAAACAATTCTCACAGAAACTTTAAGTTTACAAGATTTTTCAGAAATATTGAAACAAAATGAAGGTTTAATTGTATTAAAATTTGGAGCAGAGTGGTGTGGCCCATGTAAAAAAATAGAACAACAAGTATATGCCGGATTTAGTCAAATGCCAATGAATGTACAACCAATTATAGTAGACGTAGATGAATCATTTGAACTTTATGCATTTTTGAAAAGTAAGAAAATGGTTAAATCCATTCCTACCTTATTATGTTATGAAAAAGGAAATGAATCTTATGTTCCAAATGATATAGTTGTAGGGGCAAGTGTGGATGAAATAAATGTTTTCTTTAAGATGTGTTTTGATAAAGCAACTGCTATGTTATAAATACTATAAAAGAATTATAAAAACTTAAAGGGTTTTTATAATACAATATATACATTGAACCCATGAAAAAAGTGAATTATTATGTATTGACAAAAATTGATTCTGAAAAATATAAAAAAATGAAATCCAGATTTGAACATGAAAACATAGAAGCAAGTTATTGTCCGGTGGTTGAATTTACAGATAACCGTTTAATTGATGTGGAAGATAAACACAAACGCCCATGGTCATGTATGTTAGGCCATTTAGACATGTTCGCAAGATTTTTAAATTCAGATGCAGAATATGGTATTTTTTGCGAAGATGATGTTCATATTCGTCGAGGTATAACCGAAATTATACCAGAAACTATTGCTAAATATGAACGACGAAATTTAGAAATACTTATGTTGGGGTATTTATTTCCATTTAAACCTGTGGAATTAAGCTTTTATCATGAGCCAGAATTTTATCATCAAAAATTAGAAACCATTGATGAAAATTTGATATATTTTAGTTATATTGAAAGATTGTGGGGGTCGCAGATGTACATGTTGAATAGACCAACCGCAGAAAGATTTTTGAATACATATACAATTGAATATGCTAAACAATCATTGAAAGACCCAAATATGATACCTTTTGCAGTAGACTGGACAATTACTAAAAATGGACGAAGAGCGGCAGTATATCCAATGCTAGCCGTCGAAGAAAAACCAACCGATACAAGTGATTATGGTCAATTTATATATCACGCAAAATGCAATGCGCTTCATTATGATGATACTAAATATATTTAATTTATTTTTTTGAAACCTTTCGCTTTGTTCTTCGGTTTTTCTTAGCTTTTTTTCCACCGGCTGTTTCACTTTTATCACCGATTATTTGACTTTTATCACCGATTATTTGACTTTTATCGCCGATTATTCCATTTTTATCACTGATTACTTCATTTATATCAGGTGATTTTTCACCACTTGGTGATAAATTCTCTTCCAATACAGATTCAATTATGTTTTCTTCTTGGGCTTCTTCTAATTCTTCGGCTTGTTCATCAATTTCATCATATATAGTTGCAACGCCTAATACTACACATGTTACACCTATCATTCCATATGTTAATAGCGTTTTTGTATCAACTATATCAATAGATTGTTCAGTTAACATTTTAAAAAAATTATAATTATATGAATCAGACATGTATAT